AGACGACACATGCACATCACGCCGAAGGGTAACCGGCAGAGCTTTCAGTACAGCGTGTTTCGGAAGGCGGTCCCCTGAGAGGAAAACCGTCGCCCCGGGGGGACGGCGGTCATCATTTTGCCGGGCATGGATGCGTCAGGCGGCGGGGAGTTTGTAGACGCGCCCCCGATCCGCGACCTTCTCCGAGGTGACGTCGAGGCCCAGCTTCTTCTTCAGCGCGCCAGCCATTGCACCCCTGATGGTGTGCGGCGCCCACTGCAGGGTGGCACCGATCTCCTCGATGGTCGCGCCTTCCGGCGCGCGGAGCATGGCGATCAGCGTTGCCTGCTTGGTGCCTTCGCGCGGGGTGCGCGCCTTGGGCGCGGGCTCCTCTGTCGGCGCGTCCGTCGCGCCCACAAGAGGGGTGTTCGCGTCCTCCGGCTCGATGCCGATGGCGGCGAGTCCGGCGTCGGTCGCAACCAGCGTGACACCGTGGCCATCGCCGGTTTCGCGCCAGACGGGTTCGCCCTTGCGCATATCGGCTTCGACTTCTTCGACGAAGCCCTTGGCAAGCATGGCGCTCACCACTTTTGTGGCGGCTCCGCCGCGCAGGCTGTCGGGCAGCGGCAGGGCGATGTGGTCCTCGTTCTGAGCCGCGCGGGACAGGATGATCGTCTGGATATCGGAAAGCTTGGTCATGGGGTCGTCTCCGTGTTCGGGACCGCGACCGTCGCGGTCTCCTACGACTCGAAGCCGCGCAGCGGCGCGGCCGGAGTTCGGGCATGTGCCCAAGGTCAGATCAGCCCGATCTCGCGCAGGAGCGCAGCGGCAGCTGGCAGACGGTCGGTCGCGACGTCGATGGCGATGGTCATGCTTTCGGCAGTGAGGTGTGTCGGAACGTCGGCCTCTTCCCGGAGCGACGCTTCGATCTCGTCGAGGACGGCCGGGATGCGGCTGGTGTCCCACGGTTCGTTCAGGCCGCGAATCGCGATGCGGATGGTGCTGGTTTCCATGGTGCTTACTCCGCGTGCTCGCCTTCGCTGAAAGCGCTGTCGGTTATGCGCTTCAGGAGGCTGGCGTAGTGCTCAAGGGTGCCGACATGGCCCCAGTTCACTTCGTCGGGGTGGGCGTTGAAATGCTCGTCGCTGAGGCTCGACAAGCGCGCCAGCATCTCGTCGATCTCGGCCTTCTTGCCGATGAAGGCGCTCAGCGCGGCCTCCCGGTTTCGCGCGGCCTTCTCGGCGCGCAGTTGGTGGCGGGATGTTGTTTGCGGGTTCAGGCGGGTCATCGTGGCGGCTCCGTTGTGAGTTGCATCGTTCTTGTAAGATCACGTTCGCTCTGGTTCGGAGGCTTATCAACTACATAAGAACATGATTTTGAATGATAATTGGAGCACGCAATGGAGGGTCTGAGCGAGCGCCAGTATGCCGCCCGCGTCGGCCTTTCGCGCGGTGCGATCCAGAAGGCCAAGGCGACGGAGCGGCTGGTACTGCACGCCGATGGCAGCATCGACGCGGTGGCCAGCGATGCCCTGCGTGCCGAGGCGACCGATCCATCGAAAACCCGGAAAGCGCCGCAGCCAAAACTGAAGCCTGTCCCGGAGGCGGCGGTCTCCGCCGTGGGCGAGACGCTGCGCGAACAGGGTCTGGCCGCACCGCCCATCGGCAGCGGCACCACGTTCCTACAGGCCAAGACGGCCAACGAAGTGCTGAAGGCGCAGGAACGCCGTATCCGGCTCCAGAAGCTGAAAGGCGAGCTGATCGACCGGGCGCGTGCGCTGTCGCTGGTTTTTCGGCTGGCGCGGCAGGAGCGCGACGTCTGGGTGAATTGGCCCGCCCGTGCGGCCGCGTTGATGGCGGCCGATCTGGGCGTTGGGCCCGCCGCAATGCAGAAAGTTCTGGAGAAACATGTCCGTGCCCAGCTCGACGATCTTGCCGAGGTCAAACCCGATCTCCGGTGATGGTGCATTTGACTTCGACGGCGCCGCGGAAATCCTGCGCGCCTGGGGCGCAGGCCTCACGCCAGACCCGGATCTGACGGTGTCTGAATGGGCGGACCGGCACCGGATGCTCTCAGGCCGCGCCTCGGCCGAGCCGGGAAGGTATCGCACGGCGCGCACGCCCTACATGGGCGAGATCATGGACCGGCTGTCGCCCGGCGATCCAAAGCAGCGGATCGTCTTCATGAAGGCGGCGCAGGTCGGCGCGACCGAGGCCGGAAACAACTGGATCGGCTTTGCCATCCATCAGGCACCGGGCCCGATGCTGGCGGTCCAGCCGACGGTGGAATTGGCGAAACGAAACTCGCGGCAGCGGATCGATCCGCTGATTGACGAAAGCCCCGAACTGCGGGAACGGGTCAAACCGGCGCGGTCGCGCGACGCGGGCAACACCATGTTGTCGAAGGAATTCGCGGGCGGCATCCTGATCATGACCGGCGCGAACTCGGCGGTCGGGCTGCGCTCGACCCCGGCGCGCTACATCTTTCTCGACGAGGTCGACGCTTATCCGGCATCCGCTGACGACGAAGGCGATCCGGTCACGCTGGCGGAAGCGCGGTCGCTGACCTTCGCCCATCGCCGCAAGGTATTCCTGGTCTCGACGCCGACGATCCGGGGCCTGAGCCGGATCGAGCGCGAGTTCGAGGCCTTGGATCAACGGCGCTACTTCGTGCCATGCCCACATTGCGGTCAGGAACAGTGGCTGAAGTTCGAACGGCTCCGCTGGCAGAAGGGCCGTCCGGAGACGGCGGAATATCACTGCGAGGGCTGCGAAACGCCCATCGCCGAACACCACAAGACGGCGATGCTGGAAGCGGGCGAATGGCGCGCGACCGCCACGGCAGCCGACCCCGGCACCGTCGGCTATCACCTTTCGGCGCTCTATTCACCGATCGGCTGGCTGAGCTGGGAGCGGATCGTGCGAGCATGGGACGCGGCGCAGGGGTCGGACGAGGCGATCAAGGCTTTCCGCAACACGATCCTTGGCGAGACATGGGTCGAAACCGGCGAAGCACCTGACTGGCAGCGGCTCTACGACCGGCGCGAACGCTGGAAACCGGGCATTGTCCCTGCGGGTGGGCTGTTCCTGACGGCAGGTGGCGACGTCCAGAAAGACCGGATCGAGGTCGATGTCTGGGCCTGGGGCCGAGGGCTGGAAAGCTGGCTCGTCGATCACATCGTGATCGAGGGCGGGCCGGACCGGCATGAGGCCTGGGGCGACCTGACTGCGCTGTTGAACCGGACATGGCCGCATGAACGTGGCGTGCATCTGAAGATTGCGCGACTTGCCATCGACACCGGCTACGAGGCCCCGGCTGTCTATTCCTGGTCGCGGGCGCAGGGCTTTGCGCAAGTCGCACCAGTCAAGGGCGTGGAAGGGTTCAATCGCGCGAGCCCGGTGTCGGGCCCGACCTATGTCGACGCGACCGAGGGCGGCAAGCGGTTGCGCCGGGGCGCACGCCTCTGGACCGTGGCGGTGTCGACATTCAAGGCAGAGACCTATCGGTTCCTGCGGCTCGAACGGCCGACCGACGAGGAACGTGCGGAAGGGGCACAAAGTCAGCCTGGCACCGTGCACCTGCCGCATTGGGTCGAGAACGAATGGCTGAAGCAGTTCGTCGCCGAGCAGCTGGTCACCGTGCGCACGAAACGCGGCTTCGCGCGGCTGGAATGGCAGAAGCTTCGGGAACGCAACGAGGCGCTGGATTGCCGGGTTTATGCCCGCGCGGCGGCCTGGATCGTGGGCGCAGATCGCTGGACCGACGAGAAATGGCGCGACCTCGAGGATCAGCTTGGAGTGGCCGACACCTCGGCTGATCCCGCAGGGCAGATCAACAGGCAAGCGCAGACCGCGCAGGGAAAACGGCAATCCGACTGGCTCGGACGGCGTGGAGGGTGGTTTTGATGGCAGATTGGACGGAAACCGAGCTTTCGGCGCTGCGCCGTGCCTATGCCAGCGGCACGACCCGGGTCAGCTATGACGGAAAATCCGTCGATTATGGCTCAGCCGAGGATTTGCTGGCCCGCATCCGCACCATCGAACGCGCGATCGCGGGCACGACACGGCCACTGCCGGTCGCTGGTCTCGCGGGCTTCTCCCGCGGGGATCGGTGATGTCCGCGAACTGGTTTGACCATGCGATTGCCACGGTTGCACCGCGCACGGCAGCCCGTCGCGTGCTGGCGCGGCAGGCGTTCGAGACCCTGACGCGAGGCTATGATGGTGCCGCGAAGGGACGACGGACCGATGGCTGGCGTGCGCCGGGATCCTCGGCTGACACCGAGGTCGGTATCTCTGGGGCGCTTCTGCGCGACCGGATGCGTGATCTGGTCCGCAACAATCCACATGCAGCAAAGGCCGTGGCGGTGCTGGTCAACAACATCGTCGGTGCGGGGATCATGCCGCGCGCAGCGAGCGGCGACGACAAGCTGGACCGCAAGGTCGATGCTCTCTTCGCCCAGTGGTCAGATGCGGCCGACGCCGATGGCCAGCTCGACTTCTATGGGCTGCAGACACTGATCTGCCGCGAGATGGTCGAGGCAGGCGAGGTCCTGGTGCGCCGCCGCCTGCGGCGATCCTCGGACGGTCTGTCGGTGCCGCTGCAATTGCAGGTGCTGGAGGCCGACTTCCTCGACGCCACGAAATCCGGCGCCATCGGCGCGGGACGCCTCGTGCAAGGGATTGAGTTTGACCCGGTCGGAAAACGCCGGGCCTATTGGCTGCACGCCGAACACCCCGGCGATGCCTATGGTGCCTTGCAGAATGGGCTGCAGAGCCGCCCGGTCCCGGCGAGCGAGATTGCCCATATCTATGAAAAACAGCGCACA